AGCCTACTTGTCAGAAGAAGGCATAGATAAATCTTTTACATCGACAGCAGGTATTGCCGCAGGTAAACCTGTAATTTTAAATAGTGCAGGTACAGTTACACAAGTTGCTGAATCAACCTCTGATGCAGCACCGGGGGTAGGAACACCATTAACTTTAGATAGCTCTGTAAATGGTTCTGATAACAGAACTTCATTAGTATATATGGATGGCATAGGCTCAGGCGTAAAAACTTTTCTTAAAATATTTTGTGATGGTGGTACAAGCAATCATATAACAGCTATAGCGTTTACTATTAGTGATACTGGAGCAAGAACAATTACAGCAGGAACTCCTGTTGTTGTAACTTCAAACGATACGTCTACTATGGATGCTGTATTTGACCCAGATACAAACAGAGTTGTAATGGTGTATAGAAATGGTGATGCTTCAAACCAAGCCTATTATAGTGTTATTTCTGTAAGTGGCACAACTGTAACTGCAGGTACTGTAGCAACTCTTGATAATAATAATTCTATAGACGCTAGGGATTTAGCAATAACTTATGATACATCTGCCGACAGGCTTGCTGTAGTATATTATGATCAAGGAGCTAGTGGTCAAATTAGAAGTTATGTAGGAACTGTTACAGGAGGCACTACTAATTCTGTTGCTTGGGGAAGTAATGTAGATGCAGAGGGAGCAGCTAGTAATGTGTTTACTCGTTTGTGTTATGACGTAGCAACAAATAGACATTTATTGGTATGGAGAAATGACTCTGGACTACAAAGTAAAGTAGGAACATTAACAGGTTCTTCTACAAATACTTTAGCGTGGGGTTCTAAAACAACTCTTAATACCACTTCTGTTGCTGATATAGAATTGCCTATGATTGCTTATGAAGCAACTCAAGAAAAATGTGTTCTTGGATGGTTTAGTGGTTCATCAACACAAAAATTTGGTGTTGTTACTGTTACAGGAGCATCAACTAATACAGCAGCTATTGGTTCTTTAATTTCTGTAACTATTGATTATGTTCTACATGAGCCTAATAGTAATGCGTTATCTGCGATAGCTGCTAGTAAAGTTGCTTATGTATATAATGTATCTGATACTGTTAAGGTAGTACCTTTTACAATATCAGGAACAAGTTTAAGTGCAGGAACTGCGGTTACTGTAGCCTCAGCAGATACATCAAATATTCAAATAGCAGGCGTTGTAGCAACAGGTGCTGCTGCTATAACTTTTGAAACAAATAATGTAAGTATTAATGCAATAGAATATCGTAGTGCTAACATACCAGGTGGAGGACCTGTAGTTACTAACCTCACCCCTACAAACTATTTCGGAGTAGCTTCTACCAGTGCTTCAGCAAATGCATCTGTTAACATCAATATACCGGGAAGCATAAATAATGATCAAGTAGGCCTAACTGTTGGGCAAGATTATTACGCTACGGGACAAGGAAATATTTTACCTAGAAGTACAACAACTAACTCCCCTAATTCAGATATCTCATCTTCTAATGGTAATGAAATTGCAAGTGTTCAAAATTACACAAGAGACATAAGTGTTGCCTATGATACAACTAATGACAAAATTGGTGTACTTTATGCAAACTCAAATCATTATCCAACAATAGCAATAGGTTCAGAATCAAATAATGCAATTACTTGGGGAACACCTGTTGTGGTAAATTCGGCAAGTTCTTCACCTACTAATCATTCTGGACAAAAATTAGCTTATGGTAATGGTGTTTTTGTTGCATCTTATTTTCTTGATTCAAACGATACAAATTATATAAAAGCAGGTTCTTATTCAGGCACAAATAGTATTACTTTAGGTTCAGCAATACAACCAAATACAGGTACTTCTCATTTTACAGGCGGTACTATTGCTTACAATCCTAATGCTAATAAATTTGTTTATACTTTTGCAGAAAATTCTTCAACTTCAATTATTGCATATTTAATAACAAATAGTGGTACTACATTAACTACTGGAAATTCAGCAACTATTACTATGGGTTATACAGGCAATAATAAAGTTATATGGAACGGATACGACCCTGATACAAATAAACAAGTAATAATGACAGACCATTTATATGGTGACGAAGGTAGAATTTATCAAGCTACAATTTCAGGTGCAAATATAACAGTACCATCTACGCATTATGCTATTACAGACGAAGGATCAGAAGAAGATGGTAGTAAAACATTGTCTTATGACCCTGATAATAATAAATGGTTATTATTTAAAGCACAAGCAGGCAATGTGTTAAGAGCAAATGTTTTAACAGTTTCAGGTGACACTTTTACTTCAGGTACAGTAACACAATTAAGCAGTCAATATATGAGATGGCTTGCTCCTTATTATGATACTGAACAAAATAAAACTGTTTTAGTTTCTAATAAAAACACATCTGGTTATTATGGAATAATTGGTTTTGTTACAATAAGTGGCACAACGCCATCTTATACAGCATCAGCTACAACAGTAGGTAATCAAACAGCAGAAAGATTATATACACACACTTCTCTTTACAATCCTGATACAAAAAGTGGTATTGTTATTGGTGCAACACCTCTCTCTAGTTCAAAAGCAGTCGGCTATGTTTTATATTATGGTACAACAACCTCAACTGTAATTAATGGTTCTCAGTTTGTTGGTAAAGCTATTTCTTCTACACAACTATTATTAGGAGAAGAAAAAGGAAACTCTATGGCTGGCTTATCTAATGGTGCAATTACAAAAGGCAAACCTGTTTTAATGCAGGCTGATGGTGATGTTGCACAAGCAAAAGAAACATCTTCTTCTATTACTTTTGCACAAGGTAGTGCAACAGAAATTGAGGAAGGTTGGCTTGACCAAAGAGTTATTAGTTATGATGTGGGTGAGAATAAATTTTTAGTAGCTTATCGAGACCAAGACAATAGTTCTCATGGTTATTGTAAAGTTCTATCTGTTAGTGGAACGACAGTCTCCTATGGCTCTCAATCTTCTGCATTTAACTCTAACTCAACAAATGTTATTGATAGTGTTTATGATCCTGAAAGTGGCAATCATGTTATTTTTTATACAAATAGTTCTCAATATGGTTATGCAGTTGTTGCATCTATATCAGGAACAAGTGTAACCTTTGGTACTCCTGTTGCATTTAATTCGGCTAGCACACATTATAGAGGTACTTGTTTTTATGACAGCACTAATAAAAAAGTTGTTTGGGTAGGTGGTCATTTTAGCGGTTCTTATCTTCTTAAAGCTGTTGTTGGTACTGTAAGCGGAACAAGTATAACTTTTGGTTCTTTACAAGATTCAGGAGTATCTGATACTGATTATTATTCATCAGCTTACGACACTAATAGTTCGGTAGGAGTTTATGCTTATCGAAATTCAAGTGGTGATGGATATATAGGTACTTTATCAATTAGCGGTACATCTATTACTTGGAATACACCTGTTAATTTTAATGGTTCAGATAATGTTGTGCAACAATTTGACTCAATGACTTATGATTCTGTTAATAAAAAAATAGTTCACACCTTTAAAGACTCGGCAACTAATTCATTAAAAGCTATTGTAGGTACTGTAAGTGGCACAAGTATAACCTTTGGCACTAAAGTTGAAGCTGTATCAAATGGTAATGGTGGACAAACTAATTATTTTTCAGTAGTAGGTACACTTCAAGGTGTTGTACCTCTTGTATATAAAGATGATAGCAACGGTTATTTAAAATATTTACAAGGAACAGTAAGCGGTACAAGTATTAGTTTTGCAGGTGGTGCTACATTAGATAGTACAAATATAGAGAATGTTCCTGCTATTGCTTATGACAGTAATAATTATGGAATTGTTACAAGTTATAGTGATAGTTCCACACATGATTTATGGGCTTTAGCTGTTACACCTTCAGGAAATGTTGTTAGTGGCAACCTTACCGCAACAAATTATCTAGGAATAGCTTCTAATACAGTGGCTGATAATGAAGAATGTATTATTAATACACAAGGTGCTGTTAACCCTGATCAAAGCAGTTTAACAGCTGGACAATTGTATTATGTTCAAACAGATGGTACATTGTCTACCACGGCAGGAAGTCCGTCTGTTGTCGCTGGCATTGCTACGTCTGCAACAACACTATTAATAACTAGATCGTAATAAAGGAGAAACTTATGAAAGCGATTAAATGGAATGGAGGAGACAACGATGGTGTTGTTATTTACCTCTTTGCAGATGACACAGTAATTGATGTGCAATCTGACAAAACTGTAATAGGAGATCCTGAGACTCTTATTATATCTGATTGTAACAGTTCTAATGTAACTGTTGTAACAGGTGTTACCGACCCCGGCGATTATTGGGGGTGGAAATACAAACATACTTCAGGTTCTAGTTTAGCTGCTAATACTAGTTTTAAAGGGAGTGCAAATTTAAATGCTGACATCAATGCATCTGCTACTACTATTGATGTAACTAATTCAAATCCTTTTACAACAAGCGGAACAGTTCAAATTGGTGATGAAAAAATTGCTTATACAGGTGTAAGCGGAACAGCCTTAACTGGTGCTACGAGAGGTTCAAACATCACAACTGCTGCGGCACACACATTAGGAAGTAATATAACACAGGTCTAGTATATGTTTAGTGTAGGTACATATTCCGATTTTCCTTTTTCAGATCAAGGATCTTTATCTGTAACAGTTGAAGTTACGGGTGTAGTTGGTACTGGTCAATTAGGAACTGCGTCAGCAGGACAATTTGTTACTGTTATACCTACAGGCGTTTCTGCAAGCACAACTATTGGTAATGTAAGTGTAGATGGTGTATTTAATATCATCGTGGCTCCAGTTGGAGTAAATGCTACTATAACAATAGGTACTTTTTCTGTAGCCACTCAAGGTAACGAACTTGTTGTTACAAGTGGCGTTGCTGCCACTGGTGCAATTGGAACTCCAGCTACTAATTTTGATTCTGTTATTACACCTACAGGTCAAACAGCTACTGGAGAAATAGGAACAGTTGCTGTTAATACAAGTACAATAGCTACTCCTCGTGGCAATGAAACATTTACTATTACTGTATATAATTCTGGTGGTGGTAATAAATATTATGCTAATGGTCAAAAACAAAGTCTTTATACGGCCCTACACAAAGGTTTTACTTACAAGTTTGATCAATCAGACTCAAGTAATGCAACACATCCTTTAAGATTTAGTACTTCACAAGATGGGTCTGATTACACTGATGGCGTTACAGTCGTAGGAACACCAGGTCAGGCTGGAGCTTACACACAAATTGTAGTAGCTGAGAATGCACCATCAACATTGTATGTAAAATGTTCTAACCATAGCGGGATGGGTTTTGCTCTTTCTATTGAAGCAAACGTAAATCTCTTAATGACATTGAGCGATGGAACTGTTACGGTATCAGCAGGAGTAACAATAATTCCTACGGGATTAACGTCTCAAGGTTTAATTGGTCAAATAACCGTAGGTTTAGGTGCCGATGTATTCCCTACTGGAGTGAGTGTAACTGGGTCAATTGGAGATATACTTCTCTGGCAAGAAGTTAATACTAGCCAAGACCCTAATTGGACAAGGATTGCTGCATAATGGCTACATTTAGTAATTTAGGAATAAAATTAATTCAAACAGGTGAAGAGTCTGGTACATGGGGTACAAGTACAAATACTAATTTTGATATTGTAGATCAAGCTATAGGCGGATATGTAAGTCATACAATGTCTGATTCTAATTTAACTTTTAGTATTTCTGATGGAGCTACATCAGATGCTAGAAATAAAATTGTTAATTTTACAGGAACTTTAACAGCCAACAGAACAATAACTTTTTCTCCTTCTGATTTAGAAAAAAATTGGTATGTAAAAAATTCTACTACTGGCGGTTATTCTCTTACTTTTAAACAAGGATCTGGTGGAACTACAGTTACTGTTCCTAACGGAATAAGTGCTATTATATATACTGATGGTGCAGGAGCAACTAACGGTAATGTTGTAAACGGTATTGGAACTCTTTTAACAAAGGGAATTATACCCGATACAGATGATACACACGATATAGGAACATCTACTCTTAAATTTAAAGATATTTACATTGATGGAATTGCTTATTTAGATCAAGCAGATATTAACGCAGGAACAATTGATGGTGTTAGTATAGGAAGTAACGCACCTGCTACTAATTTAACAGTAGATCTTGTAAATATTGATGGAAATAATATTAAAGCTACTTCAAATCAATTAGCATTTATAACAGGCGGTACAGCTGAAAGAATACGAATAGACGCTTCTGGTAATATTTTTTACGGAGCTAGAACAACAACAAATGCTGTTGATAATGCTACAGCTTACTTAGATACAAATACCACCCTTCAAAGCTATCAAGGTACTGGTATACCACATATGCAATTTTTAAACGGAGCTACAACTGTAGGCTCTGTTACTAACAACGGAACTGCTGCATCATTTAATACTACTTCTGATTATCGAGTTAAAGATAAACTAGGTGAAATTGAAGATGCTGTTGAAAGAGTTCTAGAGTTACAACCTCTTCTCTATTCTTTTATAGGAAGCGAAGATATTAATGAGGGTTTTATAGCTCACGAAGTTGACGCTGTAGTTCCTAATGCAGTTACCGGTGATAAGGACGCTGTTGATCCAATAACAGACGCACCAATCCTACAGCAATTAGATTTATCTAAGCTGGTTCCTTTACTTACTCAAGCTTTAAAAGAAGCAATTTGGAAAATCGACGATTTACAAGAGAAAGTGGAAGAATTACAAGATGCCGTTAGCGAAATTTAATTTCCGACCTGGAATAAACAAAGAAACAACAGATTATACAGACGAAGGTGGCTGGACAGATGGCAACCTTGTTCGTTTTCAAGCAGGCCTTCCTCAAAAAATAGGTGGATGGGAAAAGTATTCTCAAAATTCTTTTTTAGGAAGTTGCCGAACATTGTTTGAGTGGTCTGATTTTGACGGCAATCAATATTTAGGTGTAGGAACTAATCGTAAGTTTTATGTTCTTAATCAATCTGTTTTTTATGATATTACACCATTACGATCCACAGTATCAGCTACAAATATAATGACTACAAATGGAACAACTTCTGTAAGGTTTACTGTTACAGGCCATGGTTGTGCTACAGGAGATTTTGTAACTATCTCTGGATTGTCAGCTCCTGTTAATGGTATTCCAATAGCACAAATAAATGCTAATCATTCTGTAGCTGTTGTTGATGCTAATAATTTTGATATAACAGTTGCTACTCAAGCTAATGGATCTACGTCTAATACTGGAGGTACTTTAACATTTGCTTTTGAAATACCTGTTGGCGAAGACTTACAAAATCTTTTAGGTGGTTGGGGCTCTAGTAGTTGGAATGCTGGCTCTTGGGGTTTTGGTGCTACCGGAACTTCTTTCAGATTATGGAATCAAGATAATTATGGTGAAGATCTTATTATGAATTACAGAGGCGGTGGTATTTATAAATGGGACGAGAGTGCAGGAACAAATAATCGTGCTACAGATATAACCGATGATTCAGGGGCTATTTTAGCTCCAACAAAAGCAAATCAAGTTATTGTCTCTGAAAGAGACGGCCATGTTATTGCGTTAGGTGTTGATCCTATTTCTGGTGCTTCTAGAACAGGAACAATAGACCCAATGATAATAGCAATTTCTAATCAAAACAGTGCAGTCGATTGGCAAATACGAACAGATGGTACATCTACAGCTGATCAAATTGAATTAAATCTAGGTTCTGAGATTATTGGCGGACTACAAACTCGTCAGGAAATATTAGTATGGACCGATATCGCATTGTTTTCATTGCGATTCGTAGGGGGACCCCTGCCCTTTACCACTTCTCTCCTCGCTAGGGGTCCCTCGATACTTGGTCCAAATGCAGCGGTTAATGGAGCCGATGCAACATTTTGGATGGATAAATCTAACTTCTGTGTCTACACAGGTTCTGTTAACGCTCTTCCTTGTAGTGTAAAAGAATATGTCTTTAACGATATTAACTATGACGAAAGATATAAAATTTTTGGTTTTTCTAATCAAACATTTGATGAAGTAGGATGGTACTATCCTTCTGCTGGTTCTAACGAAATTGATCGCTATGTAACTTATAACTACGTGCAAAGAACATGGTCTATAGGTAAAATGGAAAGAACAGCTTGGATTGACTACGGCATTTATCAAAAACCAAGAGCAGCTGGTGGTTCAACACCAGGATATATTTATGCTCATGAAGTAGGTTTTGATGATGACGGAGCTCCAATGGATGGTGTTTCTATTCAGTCAGGAGATATTGATATAGGTGACGGCGAACAATTTGCATTTGTTAGTCGAGTTATACCAGACTTTAGATTTATAGGAACAAATATAGCTGGACCTCAAACTGTTGATTTAGTTGTAAAAATGCGTGATGCACCAGGTGGTACTTTAACAGCAGATGCAACTATACCTGTTGATGCAGAAACAAAAGTAACAAACATTAGAGGAAGAGGAAGACAGTTTTCTTTAAATGTAACTAGTTTTAATGACGGAAGTAATAACAATGCTAATCGTCTTGGAGTTGGTTGGAGATTAGGCTCTACACGACTTGATGTTAAGCCAGATGGGAGACAATAATGCCACGTTATGACATTCGACAAGCCTTCTCATCTCTACCTCGTTTCACACAAGGCGACATAGATGCAGACAACTTAAACAGAATGGTGCGTACATTAGAACAAAACCTTTTTCAATTGGATTTAAATGTGGTACCTTCTTACACAACTAACGAAAGAAATGGTAGAAAATTTAGCCCAGGTGGGTTAATATTTAATACAACGGTGGAAGTACACCAAGCGTACGATGGCAATGCTTGGAGAAATTTATATTTACCTGTGGTTTATCCGACGGGTATGAGTTTAACAAGTTCCATAGGAACAGTAACAGTGGTGACATCGTAATGAATTTTTTTGAACAAGTAATTGGCTCAGCTCTAAACCCAGTAACATCAGGTATTCAAAATTTAACTAATCCATCTAATTTAGGAAATCTTGGAAATATGTATATCCAAGGTAAAATTATGGGTGGTTTAGGAATGGATCAACAAGCTGCAATGCAAGATAGAATGATGAGAAATTATATATCTGATCAATTTTTAGGAGGAGGCATTGGTTCTTTATCTGGAGCAAATCCTATAGATAGAAGAACAGGAAGAACTTTTGATGCATTGGCATCAAACCCAAACAAAGAATCAATTAAAGCATCATATGGTTATGGTGGCGTTGATGATGTTGAGTTAATGAGAAGATATAAAAAACTTTATGATGAAGATGGAAGACTTAAAAGAAAAAAAGGATTTCTTTCAGGTAAAGATAAAGGTCAAAAAAAATTAAGTGCAAAAGATATAAATCTTATGATGCTTATTGAGGCACTAGCAATGCCGGAAGATGTTGTAAGACAAGGTAAAAGTGATTATCAAACAAGAGAAGACCAAGCAAGAGCAGATGTTCAAAAACAGTTTGGTGGTCGTTTTCAAACATATGATACAGGTGCTATGTATCCTCAATATTCTCCACAAAAAGGTTATGCCAATGGAGGTTTAGCTACTTTAACAAAAAGAAGAGTTCCAGACGTTTCTTTTTCTAGATATGCACAAGGTGGAGTCGCTAACTTAATGAACGGCGGAGCAGCTAACGGTCCAGGAACAGGAACAAGCGATTCTATTCCTGCAAGATTATCCGATGGTGAATTTGTAATGACAGCTGATGCTGTAAGAGGTATGGGTGAAGGAGATAGAGCTGAAGGCGTAAGAAAAATGTACGCATTAATGAACGAATTACAAGGAGTAAGGTAATGTCTACACCTCCATCCGCTACTACAGGACAAACAGCAGGTCAAGTTGTTCAAACTTTAGACGATCCATATCTTAAAGCTTTAAGAGAATACATCTTTAACACTGCTATGGGTTTTGCAGGACAACCACTTCCTATAGAAGCTATCGTAAATCAAATAGCACCTTTTAATCCATTAGAACAAAATGCAATTGACATTGCAGCAGGTGGCGTTGGATCATACTTTCCGTATTTAAGAAGGGGTGCAGAAATGTTTGAAAGTGCTGCTGACTATTATCCAGAGTCAGGAGCCTTAATAAGAGAGTCTATTCCTTATTATAATGAAGCAGTAGGTGGTTACAGAGATGCAGCTAACTTAGCTCGTAGTGGTTTAGCTCCAACGGAACGTGGCATATACGAAGGTATGAATATGCTACAAGCTGGTCTTGGTTCTTTTGATCAAAGAGCAGCTAATAATTATATGAATCCTTATATGCGAAGTGTAATTCAAGATCAATTAACAGATGTTGATGAATTTTATGATCAACAAGTTACAGACTTAAACACAAAAGCAGCTCAAAGTGGTTTAAGAGGCTCTGCAAGAGCAGGTCTTTTAGGTCTAGAAATAGAAAAAGCAAAACAAGAACAAAGAAGTAAACTATTAAATCAAGGTTTAACTTCTGCATATGATCAAGCACAAAGACAATTTAATTTAGAACAACAAGCTTTAAGAGGTGCAGCTCCTGTTATGGCTAGTTTAGGTCAAGGTTTTGGTCAAGCTCGCTCTGGACTTGCTGGTCTGTTAAATGATTTATCTTCTAATGTTGGTAATGTTGGTGGAAATTATTTAAGAACAGGAACAGCATTGATGGGCGTTCCAAGCGGTATTCAAAGCCTTGGTGGTGCAATGACAAATCTTGGTGGTATAGAACAAGCTTTTAGAGGTAATGATGTTTCACAATTAATGGGTATGGGTCAAACAGCTAGAGGTTATGAGCAAGCAGTATTAGATGCTCAAACACAAAATGCTTATAATTTAGCTATGGAACCATACAATAGATTAAGTTATTTATCTGAATTTGCTAGTCCAAACTATATGGGATCTGGTCAATCAATGAGATTGTCACAACAACAAGCAGCTATGCCAAGTCCTTTCAGATCAACTCTTGGTGCTGTTCCAGCAGGAAGTAATATTGCTGGAGGAGGTTTTTTTGACAACTGGTTTGGAGGTTAATAAATGAATAACCCACCTATTATAAAACCTAAAAATTCTATATTAAAAATGTTGCAAGGACCTATGGGTATGATAGGTCCAGGAGGTATTGGTGCAACAGGGTTAATGGCATTAGATCAAAGTTTAAGAAACGATAAAACAAAAAAAAATGTTATTTTAGGTCAAGCTAGGGCTAAAGGATTAAATAATCCTTTTATTCCAGAAGACCCTGTATTATCTCCTGACAGCATTCAAAAAGATTTAAACGCATTAACATCTGATTTAAAAAATGTAAAATCACAAAAACCAAAAAAAGAAGAATTGATTAATGAAAAAGAAGTTAAAGAGTTTGATGATGTTGATGATTTTAAATCATGGATAAAAGAAAATACAACAACTGATGCAACTACAGGTGAGTTATTTTTTATACAACCTATAAGTGGTGAGAAAGTTCCACTTGAAGGAAATCCAGAAACAAATGTTTTATTATATGAAGTGTTTAAAGAACAAACAGGCCGTAAAGGAGAGGCTTTAGAGGCTATTAAAACAATGAACATAGAAGAGTTACAAAAAACTCCTGATTTTCAACAAACTAAAGGAACTAAAACAACTAATGAGTTTGATGATAAATTTACTAAAGATTTGCAATCAATAAGAAAAGGTATGGGTGTGCCAAAAAATGAAAAAAATACAAGAGAGCAAATACAAAATTTAGAATTACAAGCTGCTCGTGGAATGGCTTCTCCTAGAGATGGAAGTTTTTTAGGTGAAGAAGCAAGGAGAAATGCAGCTGTAATGGCAACAAGAGCAGGGCAATTACAATCGCAATTACCAGAAGCAGACAAAAAAGATTTTTATTCTTATAGAAGAAAAGATTCTTCTGTTCTCGGATTTGGTGATAAAGGACAAAATAATTTTACTTTAACACCAACACCTTTAAGTGAAAGAGAAGCTTATGAATTAACAAAAGATGGTAATTATGAAATAGCTCCTGCTGAATTAGCAACAGAAGTTAGAGGTGATCCAGCAGATCAAGAACAAGAATTTTTAAGAAAAGCTATTCTTGCTGGTAGAATACCTATGCCTAGCGGAGAAGAACAAGCAATATCTACTCCTACAAAAAGATTAGAAGAAAGAATATCTAGTCCTGAAGAAACAGTGTCACAACCTGAAAATTTAAAATTTAAAAGATTTACAAATTCAACAGTTCCAGGTCTTTATGCAAGAGGAACTAAAGATCCATTAAAATATCAATTAGAGGTTTATGAAGATGAATCTGGAGATATTCAATACAAACCAGGTCCAGGCTTAGATACTGTTTTACAAGACATATATAAAGCTTCTGAATATTCTCAAAGATCAAAAGAAGAAATAGAGTCTATAAAAGAATTTATAGGTCCATCTTCTGTTGGTCCTGTTGCTGCTGTTACTGATTTTGCAGAAAGAATAGGTTTAAGTGTTACAGGTTTAGGAGATACTATAGATGATACTGATTTTGGAAAATTAAGAAAATGGGCTCAAAACTTTACAGCTAAAAATATTACAACAATTTTAGGAGAGTCAAACAGAACAATATCTGATGCTGATAGGCAAAGAGCTGATCAGATTGTAAATGTAAATAATAATTGGACAAGTATTCCAAAAGTAAGAAATGCTTTAACTGAGTTAATTAAAATTTTTGAAGAACCAGGAAGAAATGCTGAAGCTGCTTATCAAGCTCTTATGAATCAAGCAGAAAGCATGGGTTATTTAAATCAAATGCTAGATACAGAAAGAAGATTGTATAATAAAAGAGTAAGAGGTGGTTCTGGTTCTTATGCTCCAATATCAAGTAGAATATTTTTAGATGAAGATCAGGCAATTTCTGAAGATAATTTTAATGATGATTTTGATTTTGAGATTGATTTAACGTCATGACGGTTACTAAATACTATCAAGCAGCAAACGGAAAAGTAGCAAAAGTAGTACAAGCTAGCAACGAGCTTACGCCAGAAGAAGAAGGTCGACTAAGAAAGGCTTTAGGAAATTATTCTCTTCTTGATGGAGATCCAGTAGAAACAGAAAACATAAAAGGAGAAAAAAAATTATTTACTCCTACAGGTAAATTTGTAGGTGCTGATTACAAGACTGGAATTAAAGATTCTAGTTTTAGAAGCAGATTAATAACATTAGATAATAATGAAGAAAGAACAGATTTTTTAAATGAAACAGTTGGAAGAGATGGTTGGGTTATTGATAAACAAGGAACTTATCTTTTAACACCTAATGGAACAAATAAACTAGCTGAATTAGAAAATGATAAAAAATTAAAATCAAATAACTTGATTGCAGTTGATTCTAAACAACCTTTTTATAAACCTTGGCTATGGGAAAAAGAAGATTGGGCTGAGTTTGGAGCAGACTTAGGTATTCCTTTAGCAGCTTTTACTGCCGGTGCTGGTATTGCTAACAAACTTCTTCCTTATGCTAGAAATCCATTAGGA